AGGTGTTTCCATATATTGTTTCATAAGAGTATCTACATACCCTTGTTGAGTCTTTAAGTTATCTCTGGCTTCGTTTCTTTTCATATAGGCATCTACTCCCATAACAACTGAAGGTATACCAGCTGCTAAAGAAGCAATAATGTTGTATGATTCTCCAGGTCTCTGGTTTGTGTCCTTCTTATTTTTAAAATAATCTTTGCTCATAATATTTTATTTTGATAATACTGAAAATTCTGTTGATACAGCAAATAGTTCTTTTGAACCGCCAAATCCTGTTGTGTTATCTGTTGACATTTTAACAGTAGCAAAAAAGCCTTTAATACCCGTTATAGATGAGCCAAAGTTTACTTCTTGAGAAGTTATAGAACTATTATTGATTAAATTAGCTACATACTTGTTGTCTTTTCTGCCAAAACCCACCCTATATTTTACACCTTTATCCACGTAAACACCTTCCTCATAACTTTTTACTAAGTTAGTAGAGTCATTAGACTGTATTAATTCACCATTTACAACATCGCCAGTAAAGTCTGAAACAAAAGTATCTACTTGCCAACCGTTACTACCCTCGTAGTTTATTGTTTTAAAGTTTTTCTGCAAAGATGGATTATTGTTAAAAACAAACTCTATTGACGAATTATTGTCAACTCCGTAAAAGTTGTTGTGATTTGTTCTATTCACACTAGCATCATAATGTCTATATAAGCTACCATTTTTAGTTGTGTATAGATTATTTTTTAAACTAAAAACATTATTAGGTCTATATGTATAAAAAGTGGTCCAACCATTTACATTTTCATCATATGCTAAGGTACTATAACTATCACCTAATTCATCACTACTTTTACTTCCTGTAAACTTTTGTAATGAAATTATATAGTTTGACTTGTGATTATCATACCCACCTTGTATTTTATCTTTTCTTATATATGTAAATCTAACTCTTGGATCTAAACCTGACGAGCTAATTGGTATAGCATTTCCCCTTGTATAAACAACTGTTCTGTTTATTGGGTTAGGTCCACTGTTGTCAACGTATACACCACTTCCAACAACAATTGTTTCCAAGTTTACAAAATCATCAGGATCAATAGTATAGTTAGCGTTTAACTGAACTCTAGAACCTATAACTATATCGTTTAATGTTCCTCCAGTGATAACTACTTCAAACCATCTTAACCCAGGAGGTGATGGAACTGCTAAAGCTGGATTTGAAAAATCATTAGGACCTTGCTTTATTAATCCAGTAGAATTATTATAACTCAATTGAGAAACTTCAGAGTTTATAAGTTGACCTTCAGATATTTTAACAAGTTCATCTCTAAAATAATCTTTCATGCCATAATTAGATATTGGTGTTAAACCATCTCTTGATAGTCTCATTATAGAGTTTCGATCTTTGTCAGAAAAATATCTTCTAAATCCAAAATTAGCAAAAGACTCTGGGTTTCTACTTATCCCATAATCACCCACGTAAGGTGTTACTGGTCCTATAACTTTTGAAGTAATAGCAGTTGTTTGGTTACCCTCTGTAGAGTAAATAGCGTCTTTATCTATCAAAGCGTTACTACCTTTATTTTCTTGAAATATAGTTAAATTATTATCTAAAGCATGTATTAACTGAATTGAACCATTGTGAGGATCTACTGTTCTTGTTATATCTTGTCCAACTGAAAAAACGTTTGTTTCGTTTATATTTGTTCTTGAGTTAAATATGCCAGAATATATTAAAGAACTTTTTCTGTGCCTAACCTCATTTGAGTCTTCTTTTAAGTATGCTCTTGGCCCTAATTCTATTTGAGTATTGTTAAATCCTCCTCTAATTCTAGACTCTTCTATTACCCAATTTGACCCATTAACTACACTATATAATTGATTTGCAACCGGCCAAGCGTTTGAATAAGGAGTTGAACTAGCTGCAGTATCACTAGGAAAATTAGGAAATTCATTGTCTTGATAATTTAAACTAGGTATACCAGGAAACACTCTAGCATACATAGAGTTTAATCTAGCAGCACTAGATCCTGCACCTGTAATATAATTAGCTATTAATGGAGAAGTGTTTTGTTTCAACCAAAATGAATTGTAGTATTTTATTTCTAAGTTAAAAGCCATTATTTTGTATATAAAAAGTGCATATTATAAGTGCTAGATGTTCTTTTTCCAAGCTGGTCATTAGCGTCTGTTATTGAAACTTTTAAGTACATTAAAATTGCTTGTTTATAATTATTTAAAAGTCCAGCAAAAAATGGGAAACCTGGAAAATTTGGAGAACCATCAAATATCGAACCTATTACAGGTCCGCTACGATTAGGAATTAGCATAATGGAAGGTGTGTCGTAATTATAATTACTTACAAAACCTGAGCCTCTAATTGAAAAAGAAAAAAAGTTTTTAAGATCAGCGCCTCTATAATTCCAATTTCTATGACTAAAATCATCATAGTAGTATTTTCTATCATTATTTCGCCAAGCACATGCATATGCTTTAGCCTCTTGCACTTCGTAAACAACACCATTATACCTTAACGATCCCGTGGGAAACTTATTTGTGTCATCAAAAGGAGCTGAAAGCTGTTGTGATCCGTTGGAAAAATGTGTTAACAATGCTGGATAGCCCATTTGCCCACCGGAGCTTGAGATACCATACGATCCACTTTCTTGAAACTGAATAGCTGATATAGTGCTACCAAAGTCAGAAACACTAGGATCTGGTATTAAGGTTTGAGTTAGTGGACTGTTTTTTGATGAATTTAAAAAAGAATCTAAAGTAAGTTGGTTTTCTATGTTTAGATAATAGTTATTTCCACTAGCTCCTTGGTCTAATTCACTTTGTCCTCTTTGGTAACAAGATATAGAATATATAGAAGGTTTAACATTTGTAAGAGGAATATTTCTAGTAACAACATTAGAATTATTTGATAAATTAGAAGTAATTGTAAATACAAATTCGTAATTATCTTCTATATAAGAAGTTTGATCATATACAAAGGGAGCGTTAGTTGTTATTTTATATGTTGGAGGTATGTTTAAAGCTGGCTGTTGTACTAGAACTAGATTAAATTTATTGTTAACTGGCACGGAGTTTCCAGTTAAACTATTTATTCTATTAACGGTCATTTCAATATTAGGATTATTACCCAGCACATTGTTTCCATTAGAGTCAACAGCTTGAAAAACATTAGAAACGTCTATATTAGAATTTACATTTTCAGATAGTGAAGCTGTAAAGTTTGATATATCAACTGGCTCTCCATTATTACCAGTTGGCAAACCTATAGAATTATTAAAGTCAGTTATTAAACCAGTGTTAGAAGATTCATAATAAATGTCTATATTTGACTTAAAAGGTTTTGTTTCAAGAACCACTAATTCTTTAGCAAAATGAGCATTATCTTGATTTGTATAACTATACCCTAATCTTTTGTTTGTGGATATAGTTGCTATTAAAGGATTTTTATTGTTTTTTAAGAAAAAAGGATCTACATTACCAGCTGAACCAGGATATATATAAAAAGCATCATTTCCAACTAAATCTGAAGGACTAGAAGATCCGTTAGGCACGTATGGACCAGTTACACTTATAGTGTCTGTAGTACTTACAGTAGTGCTAGAATCTACAAACCTAACGTTAATATTTTTCATTCTTGTCCATTCACCAAAATCAGCAAACTCTTTAATGGATACCACTTCAGAATCTTTAGTGTTAAAATTTTGAGAATTAATATTTTTACCAACTGTTATACCAGGTGTTGAAGTGGTATTATCAGCGCCTCTAATAGTGTTTGAAACTCTAGCAAACAAAATAGTACTTGACCCAAAAGACCTGTCATTTGGACCAACTTGTTTCAAATCTCTTGGTATTTTATTTATGTTGTCGTTTATTAATGGTATTTGAAAAACTTTTCCAGTTTCACTATAAGATAAAGGAATAGTTAATTTTTCAAAATTTATATTACCGCTTATACCGCCTGGTGAATATATATTGTAATAATCTTGATCTTGCTGTTTTATTACAACTTTGTAAGTGTACCAACCTAAAGGATTGTTTATTTCGTCCCAAACTCCCATATAGTTTGAAGTTGGTTGGGTTTGTATTTTTTCTAAAAAAGAAACTTTTAAACAGTTACCTGGCCAGTTTAAAGGATCTGAACCACCATCGGTGTAAGGAGCAAAAAAAGTTGAGTTTAAACTTGAAGAAGCAGCATTGTTATTTACTATAACATTTGAAGCTCTACCATACCTATCTTGAAGAACAATACCCACTTGATAAGTTCTACCTTGTTTTAAAGTGTGGTTTAAAAATTCTTTTTTATTATCACCTGTTTTTTCTGACGTAAGTATATCGTAATTTAAAGAGTTAGGAGTTGACTTATTTTGTAAAAAATTTCCATAAACAATTCTATTGCCAACAATTTCTTGAGTTTTAGCCCTAATAGGAATTATATCGTTAACCCTTATAACCTCTTGCTCGTCTAACACTTTTATGGGTTTTTGCGACGCGTAGTTATAAATAAACTTATTGTTTAGTTGAGATATTTGAATTTGAACAGGTCTACCACCATTTGCAGCGTCCGGAGACGGAGACGTAACAATATCACCTACCCTATAACCAGTTTCTGGGTTTGTAATGGTTGAAGATACTATACCTCCATTAGAGTCAGAAATTAAAGAAACAACCAGACCAGATCCACTTCCTCCAGAAGGTGATCTAGATGTAGTTGTACTAGGTGTAAAACCATCACCACTAGCAATAATAGAAAGAACACTTGGGGAGCCAGTTGGAGTGTCTGACTTAACATCTGCTATAACTTTTAAATTTAAATCATCAGAAGATTTGTATATTATCTGTATTTCTTCAACTTTTAAACTTTCTTTTATTAAAGGAATATTATATGGTAAATCAACAACAAGACCAACTGTTGTAACTTGGTTTTCCATGAAATTTACAATACTAGATTCTTTAGCTTTTTCATCATCATCACCTATAAAATAACCATATTGTTTTGGTATAAAAGCAGCTTGAGAAAAAGGCGCCATTAAAGAGTATTCTCCATCATCGTATTTAAATCTATAGCTAAACTTTACAAACTTTTCCCGCAATAAATCAACATCACCTCTAAAAGATGAATTGTAATCTGGATTTTTTATTTCAAAGGCAAAAACACCGCTTGTCCAACCTAGTTCTTCTTCAATGTTGGTAACATCTCCGCTTGGAACACCAGTTGCTGTGTTAAAGTTTTTATACAAGCTAGTTTCAACTCTATCGTTAGGGTTAATGTTGGTAGTTATAGAAAAAGAATTTAAATAAGCAAAACTTTTGTTTTCATCACCTACTTTATATATTCTTATATTGAAGTTAGGTGTTGTTCCAAAATGAGAAGCGGGACTAGCATATTTACCATTGGTAATAGCGTTTATTGGAGTTCCATAAACAGCTTCGTTGTCAAAAATTAATCTCGATCTAGTAGGATTACTAGCTTGGTAAACATTTGCAGGTGCTATAAACACAGCGGGCAACCAATAGTCTTTTTCATTTTTTAGCGTACTAACAGAAGGTGTAACTGTATCATTTAAAAAACTTATAGGTTTATAAGGCGCGAATTTAGCTACTGAAATATGGTCTTCATGAGTATAATATGTTAACGGATTTGCTATAGCTTTTTCTACATTTATTTTTCTAGGTTGATTTCTGTCATCTGTAAAAAATAAAAAATCCTCTAAAATATTAGATAAAACTGGATGTGTTTTGCTAAAATTTAAAAAAGCTCCTTCTACTAAAATGCTGCTAGTTATGGTATTAGAATTAAGTTGGTCATCTTGCAAATAAGGAATTTCACAATAAGCTATGCAGTTTTTAGCGCCGTTTATTGTAAACTGACCAGAAACAAAAGACTTAGAAGTGTTGAAAGATAAACTATCTGACGATCCATCAGAAAAATTTGTTATAAAAAAATAAATCCTGTTTTTTGCCTCGTCGACTACTGTTCCAATTACTTCTAGATTTTCGTCTGTCAAGCCAAAATTAGTTAAATTAAAATTTCCTCTAATATTTTCTAAAGCTCCAACATCAGAGCCTTCTGAAGCGCTAACACTAATATTTTGTCCATCTCTATACTCACCATTAGGTATAAGTCTAGCGTCTAAGTCTTTATTCATCTTAGACTTTAAGAAAGTATTTTTAATTTCTGGCATACTTAATGTTTAATCCATTTAGATTTATTTCTAAACACTTGAGCGATCTCTTCAATCTTTATATTGCTTAAACGTATTTTAGCATTTCTAAGAGCGCTAGAGCGGTCTTTTTTAAATCTATTTACTATGTATTCTTGTACATTTGCTCTACCTGATAATATCGAATAAGCTATATGCATATACATAGCTTGCTCTGCCATTTTAGGAACTTTCATATCAGCGTCGTAAGCTAAATTGTCAGATATGTATTCTAGTATTATTAATTTACCTGCTAAATCACTTGAAAAAGAAAATGTGCCTGTTCTTTCGTTTATAGTAAACATCCCATTTACTTGAGCTTCTTCAGGTTGTAAACCATATCTTTGACCTAATAAAAAGTCTCTTTTAGGTATTCTATAATCATCGGGTTGTAAATCAGTTGTTAAAGATCTATTTTTCCATTTTTCTTCAGTTAGTGATTGTTGCGAAAGTAAGTTAGCGCCTAACTGATCTTGAGTTGGTTCACCTGTGTCATCTTGTATTGGTAGTTCGTTTGGGTTAGAAGTAACTCTAGTCGGGTATATAATATGTTTAGCACCAGCATTGTCTATCCAAGATAATTTAACGTAGTTTACGTAGTCTTGAGGTATTATTATAGACAAACTAGGAGGTATAGTTAGTTCTTGAGATTTAATAACTTTTAAAGTATCATAGCTAAATTCTTGTAAGCCTCTTTTAGCGTGAAACATGATGTCAGTTCTTTTAGCAGATGGTATTAATTTACCAGCTCCGACATACGCTACTATAAAATTGTTTATAATATCATCTAGACTTATATATATGTAGCTACCGTAATTGTTTCCAGTGTAGTATTCAGCATTAGTTTGTGTTATAAGTCCCATTTATTATGATTTTTCGTTTACTTCTTCTTGTTGTACTTTTTGCGCGGCAACTTGTATTATTTGAGGATCTCTTATAACGACACCTGCGTAAAGTAGTATTCTTAATATAACTTCAGTTCTTTCAGAATTATGTAAACTTAAGTTAGTTGTACCATACGTGCTGCCTGAGTTAAAGTCAACATTTGCTAATGTTATTTCTAGATCACCGCTACTTCCTGGTAGTTGAGCTTGAGAAACAGTCAATACATCACCAACGCTGTAACTCGATCCTGCAGTTGTAACTGAAACAGAACTTACAGTACCACCCAAAACTACAACAGATAGTACAGCTCCAGATCCTCCAGCTGGCAGTACTGTTGTCGTTAAGTTGCTGTAAGTTTGATCTGTGGTTATACCAGTTGGATTACTAGTTACACTAGATGTTAAAGTCCCTGATCCAGTATTTAGTAAATTACTACCATAAATTGTTGGATCATTTATATATTGCCCAACACTTCCTACATAATAACCCCACCTAATATCTGTTGGTTTTTTAACATATTGCATTTTAATATGAGTAGGATCAACTATTGTTTCAGGGTAAACTAAAGCTTTATTGTCTTCGTATAAATATATTGGATAGTTAGTAGTAGGTGCAGTTAAAGGAGCTTTTCTAATATTGTATATTTCAGCTCTACCTACTCTTTGTATTTCTTTGTATGTGCTAGTATTTGGTTCATAGGTAATTGAACCTAGTCTATACAACTCAGAAGGAGTTGTAAAAGGATTTGTACCACCAATAGTTTTTTCAGTTACTGTTTGGTCGTTTTCAGTTTTAAATTCTGCAATTTTTTCATCTGTAATAGCAACTCTATCAGAGTATTCCATATCAGATTGTGGCACACGTAGTTGTTGGTTTAAATCTTCAAAGTATGCTTCAAATATTTGTCTTTGAACCTGGCTACCTATTCTATTAAACTCGTCAGGTGTCATATAGCCACGCTGTTCACTGTTTAATATAAGTAATACCGTTTTATATACTGTATCTACGTTTATTGCCATTTTAATATTTTAAAAAGAGAGGTTACTTATGTAACCCCTCATAATTATAGTCACTTGTTATTTTAACTTTTTCTGTACGGTTTTATAAACCTCTACACCTTCATCAGTTTTAAACCATGCAGCTAGTGCTGAATATGGATTTTCATCAAAAGGAATATTCATAAGTTTTCTACCATTACTAGCCCAAGTAAATGTTCTTTGATCTTGAGATAACTTCATTATTCCAGCTTCAACAGCTCTAATACCAAAGTTCCTTAATTCTACATTTTCATCATTTGCTAATTCTAAGAACAGATAAGGATTACCTCTAGCATATAATAATAAATCTCTTTTAAGTTCTTTAGAAGTCATTTTTGATACGCTAGAACCAAACTCAACTCTTAATATAGCTTCAGCTTGATCAATATCCATAGTGCTAGCAGCGTTCATAGCTTCCATTTCTACTTGTAAATAATCTAATTCATCTACAGCTTCTTGAACATTATCTTTCTCAGAATACAATTTATTTATATTCGGGTGGTATAATGATAATAGTTTCTGCAAAGCTTGGTCAGATTTTGGTACCATTAAAACGCCATCTTCAAAAACAATATGTCCTAATGTAACAGGCCCTTTTTGTTCATCTACAAATGGGCTTTTCATATTAGTAGCATATCTTAGCTCTCTATTGTACCCTTTTTCTTCGTCAAAATACATTAAAGGCTTTCTCATGGAGTGCCTAGAATTTATTCTAAATGTCAAAGGAGATCTTTCGTTTAATAAATGATAATACCTGTCTTTAATTTCCCAAGTATCTTTTTTAATTTCTTTTGCTACAGCTTTAGCTGGAGCCTTTTTTTCTTTTGTTTCCATAATATAATATAATATAATAATTAAAAAAGACCCCGCCGAAGCGGGATCTTATTGTTTGTTTTTATGCTATTGCGCTAACAGCTACACTTGGGTTCATTAATATAGCAGGACCTTCTTGGTTTGCCTGATATTTAACAACCGCTTCTCTCATCTCTGCTTTTAAAGCATCACGAGTTCCAGCAGTTGCTGTGAACAGTAAGTTATCTGCTGTAGAAGCTCCTTGAGCAGCATATACAATTTCAACTTTATCAGTTGAGTTGTCTTTTACCTCAAAGATAGTGTCAGCCCATATTGGGTGAATAACACTACCTACTTTAGCTTTCATATATCCCATAATTTCTATTCTTTTAAATGTTAATAATTATACAGTTGATTTTAATAACACAAAGTTATTAGCACCTTGTACACAAAGACATCTTTCAGATAAGAAATTAACTCTCATTTCGTCAACATCAGAAGTATAAGCTCCGCCTACAGATCCAGTGATCCAAGATTTCATTCTTCTATCATCTGCCTCAGAAGCTCTATATCTCACATGTAAAAAGGGTCTTCTAATGTTAGATCCTAATGACTGATCATAAACAGTTGAAGTTCCAGCAGGAACTAAAACACCGTCAATGTCACCAATCATACCTCTTGTAGCAAAATCATTTAGATATTTCCAATCAGTTTTATAGAAGTCATAAGAACCTCTTCTAAAACCAGAAAATCCAAAGTTAAGTGCCATATCTTCTTCATTGTTAAATAAACCGTAAGAAGCAGCACCAGTTGAAGCATAACCACCATTCATAGCAGCGATCATATCATCAAAATCAAGAGCAGTAGCTCTAGATAAGAATAACATGTTTTCTTCAACAGCACCTTGAGTATCTAATTGTTTTAAGATAGTATCAAAATCACCTAAAGCACCAGAACCAGGAGCAGCAGCACCAGCGAAATCGTTATAAACGTTTCCTCTAGCTTCGATAGCAGCAAATAAACCTTCAGTACCATCTAAAGCAACACCACCTGAGCCTTTTTTCTCAGCTTCAACCATTGACATTTCCATATAATCTTCAAATCTTAATCTTGTTTCAGATTGAGACTTTAAATACCATAAGTATCCAGATGTTCCATCTTCAGTAGCAACTTCAACCCAACCAATTTGAGCTGTGTCAGAGCCATGTATTTGAAAATTATCTTTTAAGATAATTGGCTTATTACTAAACTGAGTAGAATCAGGCTCTACAGAACCAGTCATACCGTTGGTTCCTTTAGCAAACTCAGAACCGTAAACAAATACTTTCAAGCCAGAAGCTGGAAGAGTACTTAAGTTAACAACTTTGTAAGTTTTAACTGTTACAACAGAAGTCATAGAACCTGCACTTCCAGTAGCAGTAGCAACATTAGTTACTAAAGCTTTGATAGTGTTTATGCCGTCAGAAATTGCTATAGTAGCATCTTTTCTAATAACACACTCTTTACCGTCTTCTACAGGAACTGTTATTTCTTCGTTACCAGTTTTAGTAACAGCTTGATAAGAGATGTGAAGTCTATTTTGCTCAGACCAAATAACTTGATCAGAACTCATAGGCATTTCAGCTCCTACCATTCTCAAGAAACCACCAATAGTTCGGTTTCCGTATCTTTCTACTTCAGCTTCGTAAAGCTCAGGTAGATATTGTTGTGCAAAAGTGTTTGTGTCTCCAGTAGCATCACTATTAAAAGCAAGATAGTTTGAATCAGTAGCCATCTTCTTTTGGTGATGAATTAAACTTGGAGGAAACGCGTTTGCAGGGTTTAAATTAGCAAATCCCATTTTTTTCTAAATTTTAATTGTTTTTATTTTTTATTCTTAATTTTAACTTAGAACTATCAACACCGCTTATTGCTTTTACTTTTAATCCATTAATATAAACATCACCTGTAGACGTAGTCCTTGGTTCATTTGTTATATTTTTAGATCTAGCCATCACATCTTTAACAGCATCGGCTTTGCCTTGCTCATAAAAATGATTAGCAATAGTATCAGCATTTTGTGCCGCGAAAATAGCTTTATGGTAACCTTTATAGTCTTTTACTTCACCCTTATTATCTAAGAACTTCCCGATTAGGTTAGTAAGATCAGATTGATTACTTGCAACACTTTCTTTATCACCAACTCCATATCTAAACTTCTTTTCTCCAATATTGAAGTCAAAACCTTTGAATTCTTGGTTGAAAAAGTTTTTAGTGTTAGATTTAAATGTATCGTGTTGTTGTTTTTGTATTTTCTGTTCTTCGTTGTATCTATTGAAAAAGTCAGTAGCTTTCTGTTGGTCTTGAGTTACGCCGGGTCTCAACTTGATTTCGTCGTAGTATTTACTCTTAGTGTCCTCTAAAAATTTACGGGCTTTAGCAATTTCTTCTTTGAAGGCAAGTTTCTTTTTCTTTATATCTCGCTCTTCATCCACTTCTTCGTCATATGAAAAGTTATCTTCTAATAAGAAGTTAACCTCTTCCATGTCTAAATGTGGTTTAGTCTGTTTGTAGTATTCTCTAATTAAAGCATCGTCATTAACAGTGGAGTAATCAGCACTTAGTCTAACGTAGTCTTCTACAGTTCCACCTGTCTCTTCCATAAAAGAAACTAGCTTCTCGATGTTTTCAGGTAATTTTTTACCTGTAACTTTTTCATCTCTTACAGCTTCTTTTAATTCTTGCTCTACTTCTTTTGTTTCTTCTTTTACTTCTTCTTCTGTAATTTCCTGTATAGGTATTACATTCTCTTTCTCCTGCTCTTGTTCAACTTCTTTGTTTTTGGCATTGTCAACAACCCTCTCAGGCTCAACATCCCCTTTTTGTTTTTCATCGATAACAAGTTTGATCGGTTCTTCCTCTTTGACAGCATTTTCTGGTTTTTTAGATAAGTCTACTTTAATTGTTTCTTGTTTTTTAGTAAGTTTCTTAGGTTTAGTAGCTTTTTTCTTTACTTTAAACTCACCTTGTTCTAATACGCCATCGGCGCCTTGTTTTATTTCTTCTGACATAATATAATATAATAGTTAATAAAAAATTACTTAGGGCCAAATTGCTCTAAGCCAAATCCACCCATATTGTCATTACCTGCGGATTCAAAGTTCTTAGGTAATAAATCATTTTTTCTTTGATCTATTAACTCAGATTGTTGCGTTGCTTGTATTTTAGTTCGTTCGTCTTTACGATCCTCTTTAAAACCTTCTTGTTGTTGCTTAGCTTGTCCTTGTGCTTGAGCTAACTGCATATTGTATTGGAACTCTTGCTGCATCAACTGCTGCTTAATTTGAGCTTCCATCTCCATCTTTTTTATATCAAGCTGTGACTTAGCATTTTCTAACTGTACTTTTTGTTCAGTTAGTATTTGCTGCTTTTGAGTTTCAGCTAAAGCAGTTTTTTCAGCTAGTTCAGCATTTGCTTGAGCTTGTGCTTGTATATTAGCTTGTTGTGCTTGCTGATCTCTTTCTTGTTTCTTTCTTCTTCTTTGCTTTATCATTTGGTTTGCTAACTTTAAATTAGCAACGTTTCTAATGTCAATAGCATCTTCAAGATCTATTTGACCTGATTGTAAAGCGACTTGAATATTTTGTTCTAACTGTGCTTTTTGCTCTTCATCTGGCTCTAATTCTAAAAATACACCAAAATCATGTATACTTAAATCTATAAGCTCATCTAAAGTTCCTACGTTATATTTAGATATACTTTGTTCTAAAGACATCCTTGTTAAAGGAAACATTAAAGCATCAGCTACTCTTAATGATATATTTTCACAAGCTCTAAGAGTTAAATATAAACTAGCTTGCATTATATGTCTTGTAGCTACATTAGAGTTAGCAGCAGCTAATTTTTGTAGACCAACTAATGATTGCTTATCTGGTAACGTACCATCTCTAGCTTCATTTAAACCGGTCACATCTCTAATCATTTTTAAATAATACTCATAAGTTTGTATCAATGATTGTATTTTACCCATACCATTTGAAGAGGAAAGTTCTTGTATTGGAACTTTACCTGGATTCATACCGCCGTCTTGTGTCATTGATCTACCAACTAAAGATCCAGTTTGAAAATACATATTCAATGCTTCAGCTGGGTTATAATTAGTACCATTACCTAAATCTACCTCTGCTAAACCATCTATATCCATATAAACCCCATCAGGTACTATCCTAGACATCACCTGTTGCAATTTTAAATGTGTTAGCTGTATCATATCAGCAAAACCAGTTATTCTGCTCACAATAGACTCTATACGACCTTTATACATTCTAGGGGCTACTATATTGTAATTCATGTTAACTTTAGTAGTATCAGCATTAGGTCTAGTCATATTTTCAGCCATTTCCCATCTTAACATTTTTTCATGCCCTAGTATTTTGGCTCCTGAATATAAAACTTCAATTGATCTAAAAGCTTTTTTGAAACTTTCATTTTCAGGTGGATTAAATGTATCTGTTTTTTCTATAGCTTTTTCTAGGCCAGTTGCACCTTTTTTAATTTTAAATACTTGGTTCGTGTAAGTCTTGTATTCAAAATATAAAACTTGAACCGTATCATCATCATACCTACCTGACCAATTCCTAGTGTAATTTTGATTGCCTGGGTATTTTTGTATCTCTTCTAATTCATTAGAGGTTAAATAAGGAAATTGCTTTTTAAGCTCTGGCAAACTAATACTTTTAACTTCACCTACATAGTATAAATCTTCAAAATTAGGATCTTCAGTATATGAATAAACTAAACTAGCTGGATCTACGTAATCAACAGTAACTCCTTCAGATCTATTAAAACAAGTCTTTACACAGGATATACCTAAAACTGTTAAATCATAGTTTAACCTTCTTCTAGTTAAGTTATATTTGTTTTTATTTAATATAGTATTTATAACTTCTTCTTCAGCAACCTCAATAGACTGCTTGTAATTCATTTGCATATGAAGCTCTAGCTCTTCTTCGTCAATAGGTGCGTTTTCTTGATCTTTATTAAAGAAAAGATCCATACCTGTAACTTGCTTTACTTTATTTAAAAACTCTTTAGCATTTATATCAACTAGTATGTTTTCAGCATATTTAGTCCTTTTCTTTATTGATGTAGGATCTTGAGCAACAGCTTTAATATCATAAGTTCTTTGAGACATGCCATTAACAACAATATCTACAAACTTAGGTATAACTGGCACGGGTTTCCAGTCTAAATTTAAATATGATAAATCGCCATTAATAGATAATTCGTCTTTGTATTTTTGAATAGATTGTTCTCCTCTAGCGTATAATCTTAGCTTGTGAAAATTATTATAGTTCGTATTAAACCTATCGTACCAGCCTCTATCATTTCTAAACCACTCAGATTCTATGGCTCTACCTACTTGTAAACCATAGTCATAAGAAGCTTTTTCTACATCTGGCACAACCTGATCTGGAAAAGAACTATTGTAATTAGTATTTATCATCTATTTTATTTTTGAATTATAACCCGTGTTATCATATCTTTTAATACCTAAAGCTACAGATTTAATTTGCCTTTTGTTAATAGGTGTATACCTATTTTTATTACAAGCCATTATGGCTAGACCTGAGCTTATTGAAGCATCGTGCTTAGTTCTATTATTTATATTAAACTTAGACCAATCTTCTAATGTCTTTTGATGGTACATATCGCCGTATCCATCTTCTTTTAACCCTACATAAGTTTCTATGTAAGATTCTATAGCAGCAGCGTGTGCTTGCTTAATATCTTCACTTGAGTTAGGTATTCCACCTATCTCTTTTTCAGTTGTAGAAAGTTTATTCCAAACTTTATCAGGCCGATTCATTGAATAATTCCTATAACCTCTTCTTTTTAAATAATATAAAAACCTTGGTTTGTTGTTTTCAGCAAGTATTGGCATACCATAAAATACCATTGCCATTAATACATCTTCAAAAAATATCTCAGCTGTTTGT